AACTTGAGCACCAGCACGCCACGCATCTCGTGTTCCTCTGGCGTCAGTCGTGGCATTGCGTTCCGGCGCGACGTGTCCCCCTTATAAACGAACAAAACCCTCGAGGCGAAACCATCCTCAAGGGCTGACGGGGGGATACCCCGGCTAACGCCGTCAGGCGTTGTTGCTGCGATGATACAGAGGAACAACTCGTTGAGGGTAATCTCGCCCCTGTTTTTAGTCTTGTAGCTCCACTCGTCGGGGCAGTCATACATATCCGTCAGAATATGTATGAGGGGCTCTCCATACTGCTGCTTAGTCAGGAAGACTGAGAGCTCTCCACTGTGCACCAACACGTTGGGTGCAGCCGTGCTACCCTTTGTTGGGCCAATCTCGTCAATGAACTTTTCAGGAGTGATCTTGCCTGATATGACGCGAGTCGTCGGCACGCCCTTGAGTAGATTGACTCCAATGTTGATGGCTGTTGACTTGCGGCATCGAGCGCTACCAGCGACAAGTATGGTAAAGAGATTTGGGTAGAGTCTATAGTACCCCCGCTCGATGTAGCACTTCCGTCCCATCGCCGCTGCCACCATCGTAATGCCCACCCAAAGGTGGAACTCCGCGGGGCTTTCTTGCTTCTCCGTGTATCGGAGGTACAGATCGAGGAATGATTCATCGGACATTACACCTCCTGTAGATTTCCCCAAGAATAGCCGCTCTTCAATTCGACTGGTATAGTAAATGTCCCTCCCCACGAGGTTATAGGTGTGCTCATCGCTTCGTTGAGGGCTACCAGGCTCGCGCGCTCGTCCTCTTCGGGGACTTCGCAGACTATGGAGTCGTGTACTTGCGCCACGACCCGGTAGCCCTGTGCCACGAGACGACAGACACCCATGTTGGTCACTGTTACAATGCTCGACTGCGGCCTTTGTGCGAAGGCTTTGCGATATAAATCCTCATCCATACGGTCAAGAAAGAGCCGCCGTCGTCCGAAGGCGTCATGAACGCATCGACCCGCGCGGGCAATTTCTCTAATCCTCTTGTGCCAGATTCCTCGAATTTCTGGATAACTTGCATGGTAGGACTCGATGAGGAACTCCGCTTTCTTTTTGGCACCCCAAATCCCCCTTATGTCAAGGTCCTCGATGTTGATGCCCGCAAGGCGGAGCACCATGATAAGCTTCTTCCACGCCATTCCATAGTTACTGGCATGTGTAACCTGCTTAAATGTTTTATATATAAGCTCGTCTGCCTTCGTGATGGGCCTGTGCATGACTTCTGTCGCGAACTCACAATACGGGTTGACGCGATCATCCGTGTAGAGGGCCTTTAGCTTTGCTGATTGGCTATCAAACGCGACGAACATCGCCTCGGCTCGCTTGAGGTCCCCTTGGATGAGTTTATGGCCAGGACTCGCCACGAACATCTTCCTGGCCATGAGCGGGATGTTCTGCAGTTGGGGTCCTTCACCACGACCCCGACTACTTAGGCGACCGCTTTTAGTCCCATGTATGAGATAGTTTGCCTTGTAGCGTCCGTCCTCACTGGTTGCCAGGTTGAGGAACCCACTGAGCATGGTCCTACGCTCGCGTACATCTAGCACATTCTTGAGCACTGCGGTGTGCTGCGAGAAGTCGAACATGAACGTCCGGATCAACTCTTCGTCAGTCGCTGGGGCTTGAGCTTTCTTAGTCCGCTTTTTGATCGGAAGACGTAGATCGTCGTAAAGCAGTCTACGCAGATCAGGCCCCGATCGAACGTTGATAGGAAAACCGACTTCCTTTTCGAGCAATAACTGCAAGTAATCCCTCTCAAGTTCAAGCCTACGTCGCGTTGTCGAAAGAGCGGGCTGGTCGATAACAAAACCCTCGTCCTGCATTTGCATGATCGGGCGGATGAGGGACATAACGTGCTCATTAAAGTAATCGAGCTGGTTCGTCTGCTTGAGCTCTTGGAGGAGGCCCTCGTACGCTTCGTAGGTGAAGGCAGCGTCCTTGCAGTTATACTCCCATCGGGTGATCCTGATTTCATGCTTGTAGTACGGCTCCCGAGTGTAGATGGAGGTGATGAATCCTAGGTCGTGGTCGAACTCGGGGTAGAGGAGATGATGTGCAAGCATGGTGTCGAAGTGGATTCTTGGGAATCGGAACCCATATCGTTCGAGCCGTGTGAGGTCGAACTGAATGTTCTGCCCGATGATTCCACGGGACAGAAAGAGACGGTAGAGGCGACGCCAAACATACGCGAGCTCTGTAGCTGAGAGACAACCTCCGATAAATGGGATGCATATTGCTCGCTCGGGATGGTCACTGATACCGACACAGTCAATTGTCTCAAAGCCGATAGTCTCGATATCCACCGAAAGAGGGTCGCCAAGGTTGTCGATATACTCAACAGCTTGCTTAAGGGTGGGGTTGATGACAAATTCGCGCTTACGCGTACGGATATCCGGGTATAGTGCTTCATGTCTTGCTCGTCGGAGATCATGCTCTATGATGTACGTGATCGGATAGTCCCGGAGCGCATGCGCCGTATGATAGGTTGCCAGCACCTTGCGACCCGGCAGAATACTGCAAGGGATAACAGAACCTCGCCACTGTTCGATTGACGTTTTGCCAGTAAGAGCGTAGAGTGCTTGTGCCCCGAGAGCCACGAATAAGCCGGCAGTCGTTCGGGCAAGTTCGTCCCGCAGCCCTGGCAACGCCTCGTCGATCTCACCGGGCGTCGGAACAGAATGACTTTCGCTGTAGTCTTTTCTGACATTTGTGACGTACACCTCGCTTCGAGGTATGCCTAACAAACGCCAAAGCATGCTGCCCGATGCCCCCGTCAGGGGCATCTTGCTAAAGCACTCGTCGTGCCCAGGACGGGCCGCCACTATAGCTATCATGCCATAGGGCGACCCGCTTGGGGGGACAATGGTTCCGTCAAGATGGGAGGACATGCTTATAGTATTCGAACAGCGCTTCTCCGTTGAAGAATACTGGGATATTATTGTGCGTAGCGAATTCTACTTCCTTGTCTGCGCCCTCCGACTTACCTGGAAGCCTAAGTACAGCGTCGCACAGCGAGAGTATTACTCGGTCATAGTCTAGCCATGCTTCGTACGGGAGTGGTGTGAGGAAGTGTTGGAACATAGTCCAGTGTGGGCAGATGGGAACTAAGCCGAAGGTTTGTAGTGCTGCCCAAGCCATCATCGCGGCGCGGGTGTTCGTTGTGTGTGGCCCGGCGATGTAAACAAGAACTTTGCCGTTACGCATAGGGCGCTCCTAGTCGACGGGAGCGTCGCTACCGCTACCAGGCTCAGTAGCAGCTGGTACCGCGTCAGCTTCTGCCGCAAGTGCCAGATCACGCGATACGCGGTCCACAGCCGAGCGCCAAAAGTCAGCATGCTTCTCGATGCCAAGGAATCGGCAATCAAGCTGCGCCGCAGCAACCAGCGTAGAACCTGATCCGGCGAATGGATCAAGTATGAGTTCCCCTTTGACGGCTGACGCTTCGATGATGTGTCGCATGAGCGCGACGGGCTTCTCGACGCTGTGGATCTTTTTTGAGACGGTGTCATACTTCAATACGTTGTAGGGCTGGGGCTTGACGAGCCCGCGGCCCCTATTGACCCAAAAGCACGGCTCGTATGAGTAAACCCAGTTCCGGTTCGGATCCCCGATGCCTGACGTTTGCTTGACCCAGATGAGTGGGGTTGCCTCACACGTTCCAAAGTGTTTGCGGAGCATGAGGTACACAGGCTCGTAGCGTGTCATGTGGAAGAAGACGTAGGCATGCCCATCGGGCTTGAGCACCTTCGCCGCGTGCATGAACACCTCGTCGAGCATGTCCATGATCTCTTTGGGATTGTCGGGGTACATTGTGCCTTGGGACGAGGCGAACTTGCTCGATGACATTGGCGCACCTTCGCGGTACATGCCGATGCCGTAGGGTGGGTCCGTTACGATGAGATCCACCGATGCCGCTGGAAGCTGACGTAGGAGATCCCGCGCGTCGGCGTGGTAGAAGACGCCAAGACCCTTCCATAGGGCTTTGCGGATCGTCTGCCTTTGTATTCCCGTGGGGGCAATGTCGGTTTGCTCATCATCTTCGAGAAGGTCCTCTTCTCCTTCTTCCGGCTGAGGATCGACTGTGTCCCCTTGCTTTCTCTTGGCGAGCTCGGCCCGGAGAACTGTCTCCTTGAGCCTGCGGTACCTTTTGAACGCCGCACTCTTGGTTTTCTCCTCCGTTAATTCAGGATACTCGTAGAGACCTTTTGCCAGAGTGAGATCCATAGATATCGACCCGCCCGATCGGTCAAGTTCACGGGCGGCATCTTCGATACCGTAGCCACCATTGCTTGCCAGAGCACTTCCTTTGTCTCCATAGCGAGCTTGTTTGGCGGTATAGAGCTTGTATAGGCCGATAACTTCCTCAGGCCATTCAAGGTCCTTACGTCGTATATTCTCCTCAAGCTCCAGCTCCTGTTTGAGCACGGGGTCGAGGGCTGCCATGCGGCGGTACGCAATCGCTGACCAGCCCAGGTGTTGGGCCGCGAGGATGCGGCGATGGCCTGCGATCAAGTTGTTCTCGTCATCAAGGACAACGGGGGTCATGAGGCCAAACCTAGCCATCGAGTTGGCAAGCTCTTCCACGTTACCGAAGAACTTGCGCATTCGGTTCCCGATGACTACATCTTTGATCGGTATGGTTTCGTCAGGCATTCTTCTTCCCCTTCTTCCACGGTTGAGTCTCGAGCAAGCTACCGAGGAGCGTTAGGTTCTTCGTGATCTCCCGCTTGGTAGGGAGACCATTCACGATCTCGTCGATCTCTTCCTCGGAGTCGTCGCGGACCGCATCTGATAGGAGGGACATGCTCTCGCCAAGCTCAGTGAGAAAGACGCTGACCACATTGAGCGACTCGACTGGATCTTTCTTTGGCATGCTAGTCGTCTCCACGGAGATGGAGGACACTACTGACGATCTTTATGATTACTTCCTGGTCCTCCGCATCGAATTCTGTGCCCGGATCTACAAGGATTGCGGCGATCTTTGCTGCTGCGGTGAATTGCTTCTCAATAAGATCCATGATTGTACCTCGTGGGAGATAGCCCGGGGCTCCTGGGGAGGAACCACCAGTGGGGCCTGATGGGGGGAACCCCGGGCTTTCTCTATTTATGCTACCGCGTAGGGCGGGTTTACCTCTGCGCGGACGTTCTCGGGATCGTTCGGGTCAGGCTTGTGGTTGACCGTAACGTAGACCTCCTTTCCTGCGAAGTCGTCGAGGTGGAAGCCTTCCTCTGTCACGGGAATCTTGGCCTTCTTCAGGAAGAGCTTCATGTTCCACATGGCCTGGGGATGGAAGCTGAGGGTCAGGAATAGTTGCCGGTTGGCGAACTTCTCATCCGTGTCGAGCGGGTTGAGCCGAACGTCGATGTACGGGTACTCGCTGCCCTCCTTGTGCTTGCGCTGCGCCGACTTGATGCGGCACCTGCGCAGGCCCGCTGGGATTGGATCGGTCCCATCGTCCACGTCGTTCATGTTGATGTTGATGAAGCCTGCTTCTGACATGACTCCTCCTTGTGGGACGCTACCGCGTCCCGGTTAAGGCCGGCGTACCGGCCGTGTAAGCGAGGTGGCTAACTTTTGTCGTAATGACGCGGCGCGCCGTTACTCAAAGAACTTCCCGGCCCGGTGTCATCATGTGAATATCTCCGGTCCCATAACTACCTCGGGATCTAGCTTACGACTCGTCCGTGCTGCAGCGCCATTAGCTGTCACAGTCTGGAGCTTGTATTTACCAGAGCGCTCTCGGCCAGAGAGCCAGTAAGCCTCCGTGAAGAATCGAACTAAATTGTCACCCATTTGTCCAGCGACACTGGGCCGGATGATATCCTGCTTGGTGTCCTCGTCTGTTCGGCGCTTCTCGTGGCAGATGATGATCCGGTCACATGGTAGGGTTAGGAATCCGTTAACGTACTCCATCATCCCAGCGAGGTAGATGCCCCAAAGTCGCTCGGTCATGAACGAGACTCGGTGCGTGTACATGAGCAATCGGGACCAGTGGTCGCCTACGCTCGTGAGGGTGTCGAGCACGATGCAGTCGTAGTCCAGCCCCTCGGGTGTGCGAGCAGCTTTGAGCAACTCGTTGGTGACCCCCACCAACCGCTCGTACCCGAGGGGCTTCTTCGCGGGGATGGTGCCCGCTTGCACGTTCTTAGGGTCGGGGCTCCAGGGAATCTCGATGCGCTCAGGATTCCCGAGTGTCTCCTTGGGCGTCCAGACGCTGATGAGGTTGCGGTTTGGGAGCATCTCCATCTCGGGGAGCTTCTGGTCCATGTCAAGCCAGAGCTTGCGCTTGCCTGGGTGCATAGCTGCTAGCGTGGTCTTGCCCGCGCCAGCCGGGCCATAGAATAGATATGAGCGACCCGTGGCTACCGACTCGATAGCTGGGCTGATGTTTGCGAGCTCACTCATGCTGTTGACTCCACTCCTTCGCATTGCGTGCGAGGCAAGTTTTGCATACCTGTCGTCTGGCGCCTGGCGACCAAACGAGTAGGTGGCCGGAACCTTTCAGTGACGGCTACTCCTCTTCTGACCGGCGAGGCTCCCATGGTGAGACCTCGTACGCTGACTGCTTCAGCGTCTCTCGGGTTTGTGCGGCGGAAATGCACAAAGCATAGTACTCACAGATTCGGTTGTACGCTCCGCAAGCGAATGGTGCGCTCTTGGGAAAGAATCCTCGCTTACGCATCGTGATGATCTGCGTCGCTAGGTGGTTGACCTGGCGCTCCCATACGTCGAAGTCTTCGGGCGTGCGTTGGGTGTAGATGCGAGCGAAGGAGCTGTCGTCTATTTTGGTTGTAACGCGCAGGGCATTGACGAGCCCATTGAAGACGGGCTGGCCGAACTTGTGCTCAGCGCCTCGCATGTAGCCTGTGAACTGGCCGCTGAGCTTGAAGCTCGAATCGAATACCATGCCGAAGCGGGTGGTAGTCTTGTGGTCCACCACTGTGGGGATGCCGCCGTTGTCAGCGAAGACGTCGATCCGACCGATGTAGACGAAGGTGACCTCGGTCCCGACGAAGGGCAGCTCGAAGGGAACCTCGACGGCGATAGCCTTGAAGGGCTCGCGCCGCCACTTGCCTAGGTACTGGACGAGCAGATCGAGCCCGCGGTCGACCGTGCGAATCTCGCGGGGATCTTCTACGTCGTCCTGGTAATACTTGAGGAAGGTAGCCGAGATACGAGGAATCTGCTCATCCCGGCAGCGTGGGCAGGGTCCGAGAGGGCAGGGAATCTTCTCGAAGGCCGTGCCTTTGTAGAGCGTCTCCAGGGCCTTGTGGATGGCCCCGCCGAACATGAGTGCAGAGTCGCGCTTACGCTCAACGGGAACTAGGTGTTCCTCGAAGCGGTAGGCGTACTTCTGCGGGCATAGCATGAAGGTGTCGAGCTTGGAGTTATCGAGCCAGAACTCGTCGTCCATGTTGACCTCATTCTGTGTCAAGGACCTCACGAATCTGATCCACGTTGTCGTTCATATCCTCTACGCATGTGGCGCAGATGGGACCCAGCCTAGTGCTTACGACGATGGGCGCAACGCGCCCACAGGCTTCACAAACCTCCGAGTTTGTGGCGTTGAGCCGCACGAATAACTGACTGGCGAGCCACTGCATGTCGCCGAAGGGCAACTCGACGTGGCCAGTCCAGTCGAGCAATTCCATCTCGTTTAATATGCGCTTTCGTGTGAGCATGGGGGAGACCTCAACTGTTACCAAAGAGGTCGTCGCGCCAAGTCCGCTTGGCCGGGTCTTTCTTCGGGCGGTCATCTAGTCGTTTGGGTTGCTTGACCTTCTCACTGGGTACTCGGGTCTGTTGGAGCTGGGTGATCGCAGCGATCAGCTCGTCCTCGGACATCTCGTCGATTGCTTTTGGCATTGTGCCCCCCAGCGGGGCCACCGGGCTGGCTCTCTATTCGGAGCACTTACGCCCGATGGCCCCAACAAAGGCTAGAGCCCGAGGGACTCGAGGTATTGGGCGCGCTTACGCTCCTTGGGCTCGGTGTCCTGAGCCTTCATGAGCTTAGCGCGCTCGACGCCCTGGAGGTAGACGACGTGGGCGTTGATGAACCTGCGGAAAACTGCCCGCTCGCCGAGTAGGGCAACGGCGTCGCCCAGGGATGCGGGCAGGTCGGCCTCGAAGTCCTGCTCCGACTTCTCGTCGCCACCAGCCTTGGTGGAAACCTTGAGAGTCACGGACTTGACCTGCGCGGCGTGCTTCTCGGGGACTGTGATGTCTGCCATGCTGTATCCTTTCTATGGGCTTCATTGCCGGCCGAAATGGCCTACCCGAGACAATGCAATTTTGGGGCCAATCCGGCCAGTTTTGCTAGAATGGACTGCTGGATCGGGCACGTATCACGGCAGCTTGGGCGCGCAGGGCCTCCTTGAGCTTCTTGACGTAGGGTTTGAGGACAGCGTTGCCGACTATGGTTGGGTCGTGGGACAGCTCGGGCGTGATTTGGTACTCCCACCATAGGATTGGTCGGGGGTGACTGCGCCGCATGATGGAGGCGCCGGTGGCGCGAGTACGCAACTCAAGGCCGAGCTGGGCCATGATCTCCTGGCGAAGGAGATCGAGCTTGCGTTGAACGGTTGGATTAGCGAGCGCGCAGATTGCCTGCGCTAAGTTAAAGAG